GACTTGGGATAAGATTGCGTGCCACCATTTGTCACTTTGGCACGCAAAGCTCTTGATACCGCAACTGAAGTGCGTTAGTGGTGCTTTGCGATGCCAATAAGAGACTTCAGCGACGAGGAACTAGGATTCCTCTACCGCTTGCCGAATGGGACTCTCCGGGGACTCAAGAGCAAAGGTTGCGACGTAACCGACGCGAGAAGCGTAGTCGGGGCGATCAGGAAATCCACGCGGAAGCCCGATGAATGGCGTGAGTTCTTTGAGGGTGAAGACGAAACCTCCCACGAATACTGGAAGAAAGAGGAGACGCGGGAGAAAGTGAAGAAGCTCCAGTTGTCGAACTCACTGGCAGAGGGCGAGCAATACAAGCGCGAGGATGTGGACGCGGCGAAGATGGCGCTCGGTTCCGCGTTCAAGCTTTCGCTCATGGAGGCGAAGGCAACGCTTCCGCCACAGCTAACCGGACTCACCGAGGCTGAGATCGAGAAGGTGTTGGACGACATTTTCCGTAATACGCTTGAGAATATGAGCGACCTGCAATCCCAGCTTTGGACCCAAATCAGAGATAAATATGCAAGAAGCGACGACAATGGACCGGATACTGAGCAAGGCGGCAGCGGGGATGCGGCCAAACCCGGATCAAACCGTAAGCCAGTGGTGCCACGAAAACGTAAGGCTGGTGCAGGGTCTAGCCCCGAATCTTGACATCGATCTCGCGCCCCACATGAGGGAGCCTCTTGATGCGGCGGGCGACAACGCCATTCGCAAGCTGCACTACATGTGGCCGCCTGGCAGCGGAAAGACAACGGCAATTGAGGGCATGATCCAATGGCGCATTGTTGTCTCGCCGTCAAACGTGCTGTTGGTAGGCCAGAAGGACGAAACGGCTGGACTCTGGGCGGAAACCCGGCTTCACCCGTCGTTCAAGAAGTCGGATGCCATGCGCCCGTTCATGCCTGAGAACCGGCATCAGAACCGCAAGACCACGGTGGTTTTCCCTCACGGGATTTACTTGGATATCTGCGGACCCTCGATGACGAACTTGCAGGAGAAGTCGATGCCGTGGGTAATTCTGGAGGAGGCGTGGCAGCTATCTGACAATTACCCTGGCCGCATGAAAGAAGCCGAGGCGCGAACCCACGACAAATGGAACAGCAAGGTGTTCTACATCGGTCAAGGTGGAAACTCGCACGCAGAAGGGGCTGCTGATGACAACGACTCGGAGACGGATCTCTACCGGGAATGGAAAAAGACCGACCAGCGGGAGTTTCACTTTGAATGCGCCTCTTGTTCGACGGTCCAGAAATACTTCTGGAATCAGCTCAAGTGGGAAAAGCAGACCCTGCCAGACGGGTCCATTGACTGGGACAAGACGGCGGAAACGATCTACTACCAATGCTCTAATCAGGACTGTAAGGCGGAATACAAGGACACATCGGTCCAACGCAGGAAGCTCGCAAAGACCGGTCGCTACATCGCGACCAACCAGCATTCAGTCAAAGGGCATGTCGGATTTCATTGCAACGTGCTGGCGATCTGGCGAATCCCCTGGCTGAAAGCCGTGATGGAATGGGAGGAGGCGCAGGACGCCAAGGCAAGAGGCGATCTGTCGCTACTTCAAATCTTCGTGAAGAAGCGGCTCGCGGAGTTCTGGAAGCCGTCACAGTTCGACCCGCCTGCCGAGTTGATTTCCGGCGGCTACAAGATCGATGACTACGCGGACGGCAGGCTGATCGACAACGAGGCTGACCGATGCATGTGCATGGACGTTCAGCAGAACTCGCTTTGGTTTACGATTCGGGCTTGCGACTCTGAAGGAAACTCAAAGCAGTTGAATTGCGGGCAGCTTCTCACTTTCGAGGAGGCTGAAGAGATGCGGCAGCGTTACCAAGTGCGCGAGAGGTGCGTGATGGTCGATGCCCAGTATCGCCGTGACTACGTCTACCAGCAATGCTCCAAGTTTGGCTGGACAGCTTACCACGGAGTCCAGCAGGACAGCTTCCCGATCCCTACGGCGAGCGGAATCGTCAAGGCTCCCTATTCTCGGATTCAGTCGGGGCAGTCCGGTGGAGGGTTGAAAATGTCATTCCTGAACCTATGCGTGAACCCGATCAAGGATGTTCTCGCGGACCTTCGGGCTGGGCGGTTGGGGCGATGGGAGTTCCCGGACGACGTTTGTCCCGACTTCAAGCAGCACATGAACTCCGAGCGAAAGGTTTCGATTGTCGCAGGCCGGGACAACCGACAGGTGCAAATCTGGCAGCGAATCGGAAAGAAGGACAATCACCTCCTGGACACTGAAATGGCAGCAACCGGCTTCATGATGATGAGGGGCCACATCAAGGCCAAGGAGTAAATTTCAGCTCTTGCAACTTGCTTGCGTTTGTAATTTACTACACCGCATGGCAGACATTGTAAAGCTTGCGCAGGTTTTCTATGACCGTGCGAAGGGGGATGCGGTGCTTACTGCCGCGCTCAAGACGCATTACGATACACTTGCCGACGCGATCATGTCTGGCGCGACCAGCGGCACAATCGTGACGGGCGGAAAGAACGGCGTGAACTACACGACGCGGATCGACACCAGCACGACCGACCGGTTGAACGCGATGAACTTGGCACTCAGGGGTTTGGATACCGGAATCCGGCCAAGTCGAACCTACCACGCACGCTTCTGCTAACCCTATGATCGTTGACGCTAACGGAAACCCGGCAACACCCTACCGCCGCTTCTCTCACGGAAGCGAGGCGAACTCCAATGCACGGCCTTGGCAACCGACCCGGCTGGACGACATTGAAAAGCTCATCACCCCCTACGACAGGCAAACCTTGGTTTCCGTGTCGCGGTCGATCATCGAGAACTTCGGGCCGATCAAAGGTGCCATCCGCCAGATCGCCATGTTCTCCGTGGGCGACGCGTGGAAGCCGAAGAACGCATCCACCTCCGAACGGTGGAGGAAAAAGGCGGAACGCGTTGTAAGGGAGGAGTTCTGCCCGATTGCCGACATCCGGGGCGGTGGCCGGGGATTCACGGACATCCTGTACCATTCGTCGATCCTCCTCGACCGCGACGGCGAGGTTTTCATCCTTCTGACGGAGCATGACAGCGGCTACCCAGCACTGCAAGTGGTCCCGTCCCACCGGATTCGGTCCAGCTACCTTAATGGGTCAAGCGTGACCCAAGAGGTGGTTCAAGAGGGACCATACGCGGGCGGCATGATCCTCGACGGGGTGATTTGCAACAAGCGGGGAACAGTCATCGCCTACCGATACATGGAGGATGACAAGACCAGCTTCAAGGACATCCCGGCCACATCGATGATCCATTGCTTTGAGTCGGATTACCCCGAGAGCAAGCGTGGCTACCCCTCGATCACGCACGGACTAAACGACATTCGGGACTCGATGCAGTCGCACGAATGGGAGCGGCTTAACATGCTGATCCGATCTTCCATCGCGCTCATTGAGTCCAACGAAAGCGGAGTTCCTGACGACGGGATGCCTGGCAATCACTTCGCGGGAAGCTCCAGCGTGTCAGAAGAGAGAGGCACGACCGTCCGGTATATGGAGGGTGGCGCGGTCAAGCATTTCAGAGCCGGAACCGGAAGCAAGATCGACGTTCTCAAGCATGAGAACCCTGGCAATATGTGGAGCGACTACAACGACCGCATGATTCGCATGACGCTCTCCGGTATCCCTTGGCCGGTTGCCATGGTTTGGTCGGCCACAGGCCAAGGAACGGCAGAAAGAAAGGAGATCGAGCTTGCCCGCCGCACGGTTAAAGACCGGCAGGCATCGCTTCGCGTTCTCGCCAAGCGGTGTATTGGATACGCCACCCAGAAGCTCAAGAAGCTTGGGCGGATCGGCGAGTCTGAAGACTGGTGGAGATGGGATTTCAATATGCCTCCCGTCATCACCATTGACGACGGCAGGATTTCAAAGGCCATGCTGGAACTCTGGCGGGCCGGGGTAATTTCCGACGAGGACATTCTATCCGACCTCGGCAAGGACGAGGAGGACTACTGGCCGCGCAAGTTCGACAATGCCGTCAAGAAGGAGCAGGCGTTTGAGGCGGCCCAGCAGAAGGGCGGGGTGACGCTCGATCCTCGCTACAAGGGCATGTTTACCGCCAATGACATGAATCCGTCGATGCAATCGCGCCCGCCGGAAGATCAGGAATCAACCGAAGCCGAAGAAACCCAAGAGGAAGATGCCTGACGAGAACTACCCCAACGAAGGCATGATTGCCGAGGCTAAACGCGGCCTTGAGTGGCGGCGTGAATACGGTCGTGGCGGCACTGGAATCGGCGTGGCACGCGCTAGAGACATTTCCCGTCGCGCCAATCTTTCGGACGACACGATCCGCAGAATGCACAGCTACTTCTCGCGCCACGAGGTGGACAAGAAGGGGCAGGGCTTCTCCCCCGGTGAGGATGGCTACCCATCCGCTGGGCGCATCGCGTGGGCGCTGTGGGGTGGCGATCCAGGCCAAACATGGGCAGCCGCTTGGGTGCGCCGAAACGAATCTGAAAACTCAACAAATGCAACGACTATGAATCTGATCCAGATTGAAAACAGGACCGGAAAGGTGAAGCTGAACGATGCGGTGACGCCGTGGAGTTCTGACGACCTGATCGGTGAAATTGAAAAGCTCTACGGAGCGAAAGCAGTAGCCGAAAACCTGCGCATTGGCGAGTTCACGGCTAAGGCTGACGACGCTTTGGAGACGCTGGAAATCGAGATCAACAGCCCAGGCGGCAGCGTTCTCGACGGGTATCGCGTTTACCACTCCCTGATGGGGATGCGGGAGCGCGGTGTTCGCGTCATCGCAACCGGCAACGGCATCGTCGCCAGTATGGCATCCGTGATCTTCATGGCGGCAGACGAGCGCCGGATCACGCAAGGCTCGCGGATCATGATTCACGAAGCGCAGCAGGTTGTCGCTGGAGACTCCGGCGACCATGCGCGAGCCGCTAAGATCCTCGACGAAATGAGCGACGAGATCGCTGGGATCTACGCGGGCGTTACCGGCGCGGGCAAAGACGAGATGCGCGAACTGATGAAGAAGGAGACTTGGATGGGCGCAGCGGAAGCGGTGGAGCGCAAGTTTGCCGATTCCATCGTTGGAAAATCCCCGATTGACAAAAACGCAAATAAATTGCAAAAGCAAAGCACTAACGAAATGAGCATTCTCGACCGACTACTTCCAAACGGAGAGCTTCAGGCGAAGCTCGACTTTGCCAACGGCGAGCTTATCGCCAAAGACTCCGAAATCCAAAGCCTCACTGCGAAGCTTACCGAAGCAGATCACCTGCTCGCTTCCGCAATCGACGAGGTCGAAGAGTTCAAGGCTAAAGCGGAAAGCTCAGAGTCTCTCTGCAAGGCCGAAGCAGATGCCCACAACGCAACCAAGCAGGAGCTTGAAGCCGCGAAAGCACCGGAGTCGGTGATCAAGGCCATCGAGTCCGCAGTTGAAGACGAGGAAAACGAAGACTGCCCAATCAAGGAGGCGGTCAACAAGCTCGTCACCAACCGAATCGTCGCATCCGGGCATCCTCCCCTTGATATTCAAAAGGCGGAACAAGAGGAATCCAAGGCGACCACCATTTCCCGCGCTTCCTTCAACAATCTTTCTCACCCGAAGCGAAATGCATTCATCCGCGAAGGCGGGAAAATCACCGAATAACCAACTCTCAAACCTAGACCATTATGGCCAACGACATCTCACTCACCGGACTGACCGAAGTCCTCTATCAAGCCCGCGACATCGTCGCAAGGGAACCGACCGGCTTCGCCCAGGGCGTTATCGTCAACGGCGGATCTGAAGGCGTATCCTCTGGTGGAAGCGTCATCTCGATGCGAACCACCGAGCCGACGCTGGAAACCAGCTACACCCCGGCGATGACCCCGCCTGACGCGGCTGACATCACGACCAGCGCCGAAACCCTGTCGCTTTCGCTCTACGCTGGCGCAAGCATCCCCCTCAAGGGCGAGCAGTGGGCGCAACTTGCCAACACGGTCGGCGCTGAAGCCGCCTTGCAGGCTCTCTACGCTCAGGCGATCCGCAAGATGATCAATCAGGTGGAAGCCTCGATTGCAACCGTCGCCTACCAGAACTCCAGCCGTGCTGTTGGAGTCTAACCAACGTCGGCGATGCTGGCACCGATGCCACCCTTCGCCGGGGCGAGTTGCTCAACCTGTTCAACATGTCGATCCGCTCCAGTGCGGGAGTCCAGTCCCACACGAAGGGTGCTGGCACCGGCTACCTGATCAACAACGGCAACGTCGCGGTCGGCTCCACCACCCTCACTGTTGACGGTGGAACGGTGAACAGCACCGGCATCAAGGCCGGTGATGTCATCACGGTGGCCGACGATCCGAGCGCCGGTGCCTACGTCGTCAAGACCGGACTCACTGCCGCCTCTGGCAGCTTGGTGATCAACCAGCCTGGCTTGCGCGGTCTGATCGTCAACGACAAGGCCGTTACCGTTGGTAATAGCTATGCTGGCAATGTCGCATTCCACAAGAACGCGATTGAGCTTGCGATGCGTCCGCCCGCCCAGCCACCCGGCGGAGATGCTGGCGAGGAGATCGCCACGCTGTTCGACGAGCGCACCGGCTTGTCGTTCTCCGCACGCCTCTACAAGGGCTACGGGATGAGCCAGATCAAGCTGATGTCCTTCTACGGCGTCAAGGCTTGGAAGCCAGAGTTCATCGCTACCCTGATGGGCTAAGTTTTTCTTGGTGTGTTCATGGTAGGGGGCTGGGGAGAAATCCTCAGCCCCTTAGCTTTGCAAGTAATTTGCGTTTGCAATAATTTTGCGTTTGCGATATTAGCAAGGCATGTCCGAACTGGATACCTTCATGCGCGGTTGCGCTGTCATCGCTGATCCGGTGATGGGCGAGGACACGCTGGTTCTGGACAACGGAGTGTCATTCAAGGGTATATGGTCCGGCGTTTCGTCGATGACTCAGGCGGAAGATGGCGGGCCAATGCTCGACGTTGATGCCTCGATCTGCGGAACACTTGGAACCGGTATTACCCGGCAACAGCTTATCGGCAAGGTCGGCACGGCGAAGGGCGAGCGTTTCCGCGTGATGAATGCGGACATCGGTGAGGTATTTACTACAATCTTCTTGGTTCACGCATCCCAGTTTACGAAGCGATGATCACGTTCAACGACACCAGATTGCAGAAAAGGGTGAAGGCGTTTAACGATAACGTCGCGAAGACCCTTGGGCAGGACATGGCGCTGACCGCAAAACGGGCGTGCTTCTACGCGATGGAATACACGCTTCCTGTGTCATCGAAGGCAAAGGCATGGCCCATGGAGCCGATGTTGCAACGCATCGACGACGACGTAAAAAAAGCGTATCCATCTACCGATGATCCAAGATGGGGTGCAAGCGCATACCAACTGATCCAAGATGCCTACAAAAAGGAGAAGGCGGATGCCTTCTTGGCAGCGTTTTTCGGCAAGCCTCGCGCATTGTCAAAACTTGGAATCGGTTCCAGCGAGGAGCAAGCTGCCAAATACGAAGCCATCCCCGACCCGAAGGTCATGGTTTCAAAGATGAGGAAGGTGCCGAAGAAAACCAGCAACGAGGCATACGCCGCGCTTCGCAACAAGTATACCGTCAAGCGCAATGGGGCGCTGCGACTCGCAGCCAATACCCCGCCGCTCGCGCTTGTGGAAAGCTCCAGGCGGAATGCTTTTGCAGCAAAACGCAAGAAGACGGCAGGACTCGCGAAGGCGAGTTGGTATGCCGCGTTCTCCAAGCTGATGACGAAGGGTGGGCAGCGGAACTACACGAAAGCCAAATCGGAAGAAGGACGCTTCGTGTGGCCGAAGGAATGCCGCCGCCTTCAGAACCTTTTCGGTGCTGGGATTGGTAATGCTTTTGTCTCGACGACCGGTGCATACGGCAGGGCTGAAATCTCATCTTCAGTTAGATACATTGAAGAAGCTTTCCCATACCACCTTCAAAATGCTGCCATCAAGCAGACGAAGAATGCCATGCGGATCATCTTTGAGCTTCGCTACAAGAACCGAAAAAACATGGAGGTAATGCTAACGGCAGCATGACAATCACCGACCGAATTTCCACGGCTCTTGTCGAAGTGATCGGCAACCTCACGCTTCCCGGCGACCCTGTCGTGACGGGGCAGATTGAGCTTGCCGAGAACGAAGAGGAAAACGTCCGCGTCATCGTGGCTGCAACCAACGCAAATCTGCGATCCCCTCTACTTCCAGGCAACTACGACATCATTGGCGAGGTAACCATCTTCAAGACCATCGACCAACAGGACGATCAAGCGGAAGATCTCAAAGGAGACTTCCGCGAGCTTTGTGATGCCTTGGAGGAAATCATCGGAATGAAGCCGATCATGCGGACTTTCTTGGAATCCGCCGACCCGCAGCTCCACATTTATTCGTGGACCCTCACCGGACAGGAATCTTTCATGCAATCCCGCGCAATGGGCGCAAAATTCACTTGGACGGCATACGCCCGACAAGACCCACACAATCCCAACTGACCAAAATTATGCCTGCTACCGTTATTGGAACAATCAACTTCGGCCTCACCGCCGAAACCGGGCTTTTCGCAGAGTCCGTCAGCTTCGACCCCACCGTCCAGGAACGCTACATCGCGGACGCTGACGGGGATCATGTTGCTGGCGCTCTCTTCGGGGCTTCCGCAACCTTCTCTATTGAAGGTGCGTTCTCGACCTCCGGTTCCCCTACTTGGACACTTGGTAGTCAGCTTACCATCGCCAACGCTCCGACATGGTCCGCATTCTTCTCAACCTACAGCACCGGCGGGCGGGTGATCCTTACCAGCGCGAGCGTGGGCAAGGGGAACGAGACTGAAGAGCGCAGAACCCTCGGTGGCGTGTTCAAGCCGTTCATGACTGCTTCCTAAGCCTCACAACCAATAATAGAATAAAATGTCATCCTTCATCCACGGGACCAACACTTCCGACATTCGCCTTGTATCAGCGCTCACCGCAATGGGCGTGCCTTGCGACGAGAATCACGCAACGGTTGCCGCTGGCGATGTTCGCTTGTGGCGGATTGGCGAAGTGTCGAACTGCGGGAAATACAAGACCGCGGAACTCATCATCTTCTGGCGGGATTCGCAGTTCCACGTTCGCAACCCGAATCATCCGTTCGCCTACGTCAAAGCGGCGCTCTGGAATCACAAGATGATCGTGGAGGCCGTGAAGAAGGATCGGAAGCTTGTGATGATCCGCAAGGGTGACTCCATCGCCTTCCTTCACCCGGACTGCTCGTCGGAGACGGAGCGGAAGATTCTCAGCCAATTCAACCAATAATATGACACGACAAGACGCACTTGGAGACGCGATCCTCCGCGAACCTCACCCTGTTTACGGCAAGCTGACCTACGGGCGCTTCAGTCGCATCCAGAACCTCACCCGCGAACTTCCGGAAGGTGACTCCGCTTTGGCGAATGGCATCGCGTGGGTTATCTGCACCCGCGACAAGAGCAACCCGGAACTGGTTGCCGCCCTTGCCGCTTCAGACCCGCGTGAAGCTCTCCGCGACATTTTCGAGGAGGGAATGCACGCGACCGAAGCTCAGCCGTTCCTGGCATGGTTCAACGCGGAAATCGGAGCTGTTGACGCGGCATCGACCACCGCCAAGGAAGACACCTCGCCGGGAAAGTAAGAAGAAGACCATCGACATGCTACCCGCACTTCCTAGCCACCTGGTGCCACCAACTGTATCTCGCCAACGGGATTCAGCGGGACGAAGCCTTGTGGGGGATCTCCATGTCGGAAGGATTTCAACTGATTCACGCATACCTCGTTTTCGAGGGGATTCCCCGCAAGTGGACAAACCCGCAGTTTGGCGAGATGGATCTCGACCTACAGAACTGGCGGGAACGCGCAAAGTCCTTGGATGACGAACCGGAAGACGACGACGAAACCCTAGCAATCTGACACCATGGCCGCAGATGTAAGCATTACGATGGAAGCCCAGAACAAGGGCGTGATTCAAGCGATGGATCAGGTCGGCAAGAAAGCCGATCAACTTAATCGCAAGACTCAGGCAATGGGCGGCGGCAGTCAGCGACAGGGTGGATACACGCAGGGGATGGGTGTGCTGGAAGTCTCCCGCGCCATCGAGGATGCTCAATACGGCATTCGCGGGGTGCTGAACAACATCCCCGGCATCATTCAGTCATTCGGCGGAAGCATGGGGCTTGCGGGTGTTATTTCGATCACGGCAGTCGCCCTTTCGTTATTCGGCAAAGCCTTACTCGAAGCCGCAACCGGAATGGACATGGCTGCTGAAAAAGCAGCTTACCTTGAAGCTAGGACGAACAAGATGGCGGAAGGGCTTGCAGGCATCCGCGAAAAAGCAGCGAGCGCCAAGCTGGCAAAGGAAATCTCCGCAGCATCCCTCGCCGCCGAAGAGTTCGTCTCAATCTT